TATTCAGCAACATTACATGGTAAAGAAGCAGTGGTACCATTACCAGACGGTGACAGCATACCTGTTACAATGAAATCAACAACAGGTAGTGGCGATGGACAAGCACAGATGTTAGAAGTATTACAGAGACAACTAGATGAATTAAGAAACCAAACTGGTTTGACATATGATATGATCAAACACCTAGAAAAAGGTAATAGAACGTCTAGAGAAATTTTAACGTCATCATATTAGAGTGATAAATAATAGTAGCATATAATTGGAAGATTAAATGAGTTGGAAAAAATATTTTAAGGCCACTAGTACAGTTGGTCAGATGAGCCCACTGGGTAATGGCAACAATGCTAATAATTCAGTAGATGCTTCATATCGTAACTATCAAAGTACCTTACCAGAAGTTTATATTGGACATCCAAATCGTACAGAACGATACAACCAATATGAACAAATGGACATGGACTCAGAAGTCAATGCCGCTCTAGACATTCTTGCTGAATTCTGTACACAACAAAATGAAGAGAATGGTACAGGGTTTAACCTTTACTTTAAAGAAAGACCTACAGACAACGAAGTTAAGATTATCAAAGAACAACTTCAACAGTGGGTTAGTCTTAACCAATTTAACAAAAGATTATTTAAATTATTCCGTAACGTAATCAAATACGGAGATCAAGTGTTTGTTCGTGATCCAGAAACATTTAAGTTATACTGGACAGAAATGCAGAAAGTTACCAAAGTTATTGTTAACGAAGCAGAAGGTAAAGAACCAGAACAGTATGTGATTAAAGATCTTAATCCTAACTTCCAAAACTTAACCACTACATCAGTGTCAACCAGTGACACTTATACTAATGCTCCACAGATTGGTGGACCAAGTGGTAGTTACATACAACCAAAAACACCATACAGTGGTGGATCAAGATTCAGTAATGCACAAAACGAAGCAGTGCTTGATGCTGAACATGTTCTACATCTGAGTCTAACAGAAGGACTTGATGTTAATTGGCCTTTTGGTAACTCAGTATTAGAATCAGTTTTTAAAATCTTTAAACAGAAAGAACTGTTAGAAGATGCTATTATCATATACAGAATACAACGTGCTCCAGAGAGACGTATATTCAAGATTGATGTAGGTAACATGCCTAGTCACATGGCCATGGCCTTTGTGGATCGTGTTAAAAATGAAATTCACCAACGTAGAATTCCAACTCAAACTGGTGGTGGACAAAACATGATGGATGCTACCTACAACCCACTTTCAACTAACGAAGACTTTTTCTTTCCGCAGACAGCAGAAGGTAGAGGTTCATCAGTTGAAGTTATGCCAGGTGGTCAAAACCTAGGCGAAATTACAGACCTACGTTACTTTACTAACAAACTGTTCCGTGGTCTACGTATTCCAAGTTCATACTTACCAACACAGGCTGACGAAAGTGCGGCACAGTACAATGATGGTAGAGTAACAACTGCTCTTATTCAAGAGTGGCGCTTCAATCAATATTGTCAACGTTTACAAAATCTTGTGGTTGAAAAACTAGATCAAGAATTTAAAGTGTTTATGCGTTGGAGAGGTATGAACATAGACAACAGTCTATTTGAATTACGTTTAAATGATCCACAAAACTTTGCCAAGTATAGACAAGCAGAAGTTGATGCTACAAGAATACAGGCATTTACTAACCTAGAACCTATTCCTTATCTATCTAAACGTTTCTTACTTAAACGTTATCTAGATCTCAGTGAAGAAGAACTACAAGAAAATGATGAGTTATGGGCAGAGGAAAATGCAGAAGTATCAGATACTACTACTCCGCAGAGTGGATTACGATCAGTAGGTATTAGTCCTAGTGATATAGAAAGTGATTTAGATACTCTTGCTCCTGAGCCTGAAGAAGATCTAGGAACAGAAGAAACACCACCAGCAGACGAAATATAATTGGTAAATAATACTATGAACATAGTTGATATATTTGAAACCAATTCCCAAGACAGACGTACAGAGTCAGAAGACAATACGGCTCTTACTAAGTCTGATCTACGTAAGACTAAACTAACTCTAGCACAGATTAACAAACTAAGAGTTATGAATGATGTACGTAGACTAGAGCATGAGGAAAAGGTTGAATCAGTTAAAAAACAGTACTCTGCTCCACAATCTAGTCCAGATTCTATCTAAAATCACTCAAAAAACACCGTTTTATTGCTATTTTAATATAATAGCATTAAATACTACTACAACTAAATAAAAGACGCATTAAAAAAGAAGAATTCTAAATTTAGACATAACCCTTAAGGAGTTTTATAAAATGGCTAATAAATTTGAACAGTTGATTGAGCATATCATCAACGACCAAAATGACGAGGCTCGTGAGTTATTTCATGAGATCGTGGTAGAAAAATCACGTGACATCTATGAATCATTAGTTGACGAATCAGATGTTACAGAAATTGAAACAACAGATGAAACTACTGACGAAGTAGGTGAAATTGTTGATCAAGTTGAAGCAGAAGAAGAAGGCATTTCTGAAGAAGAAGGTGAAGAAGAAGACGACATGGAAATGGACGTTGAAGAACCAGAAGCAGAAGAAGAGCATGAAGGTGATGTTGAAGAGCGTGTAGAAGACTTAGAAGACGCTTTAGACGAACTTAAAGCAGAATTTGACGCATTAATGGCAGGCGAAGCAGAAGAACCAGAACACGCTGAAGAACCAGAAATGGAAATGCCAATGCCAGAAGAAATGCACGAAGAAACAGAAGAAGTTGCTGAAGAAGAAACTGTTGAAGAAGCAGAAGAAACTGTTGAAGAAACTGTTGAAGAAGCAGAAGAAACTGAAGCAAAAGAAGAGATTGTTAAAGAGTACAAAGAAAAAGCACCAGCACCTAAAACTTCAGAAGAAGGTGCACAAACTAAATCACCAGTAGCGGCTAACAGTGGCGCAAAAGGTGCTGAGGCTAAGCCACAGTCATCACATGGTGAAGAAAAAGGTGCTCCAACTCCTAAGTCAGAGAAAATGACTGACGCTGATACAAAAGCACAACCTCTTAAAAAAGTATAATTTAGGAAAACACAATGGCATCATATTTAAAAGAGAACTTGACTTTTGACGCGGCTAAGATGGAAATCTTAACCGAAGATAGTAAAGACGGCAAAAGCAAGAACTTATATATGAAAGGTATATGTATTCAAGGTGGTGTTAAAAATCACAATGAACGTGTATATCCTGTAAATGAAATTGCCGATGCTGTTTCCCAACTTAATGAACAAATCAACGGTGGCTACTCTGTCTTAGGCGAAGTAGACCACCCAGATGATTTGAAAATTAACCTAGACCGTGTTAGCCACATGATTACAGATATGTGGATGGATGGACCAAACGGCTATGGCAAATTAAAGATTTTACCAACTCCAATGGGTACGTTAGTTAAGACCATGTTGGAGAGTGGTGTGAAACTAGGTGTTAGTTCACGTGGCAGTGGTAATGTCAACGAAACTGACGGCAAAGTTAGTGACTTTGAAATAGTCACAGTAGATGTAGTGGCACAGCCTAGTGCCCCTAATGCGTATCCAACAGCGATTTACGAAGGACTGATGAATATGCGTGGAGGTGCTAAGATGTTCGAAATGGCTCGCGAAGCCGGTGTTGATCAAAAAGTGCAGAAGTATTTGGTAAACGAGGTAACTCGTTTAATCAAAGATCTTAAAATTAAATAGGAGATCACAATGTTAGATGCTATCAAACCATTGTTAGATAGTGGAATCATTAATGAAGAGGCTCAAACCGCAATCAATGAGGCTTGGGAATCTAAATTAAATGAAGCCAGAGAAGAGATTCGTGCAGAAATGCGTGATGAATTCGCTGGTCGCTACGATCATGACAAGAAAGTAATGGTTGATGCTCTAGACAAGATGGTTACTGAATCACTCACCGCTGAACTTAAAGAGTTCGCCGATGAGAAACAGGCTCTTGCAGAAGACCGTGTAAAATTCAAGCAACAAATGGTTGAAAAATCAGAAAAGTTTGATCAATTTATTGTTTCAAAACTTGCTGAAGAGATCAATGAGTTGCGTAAAGATCGCAAAGTTCAAGGTGAGGCTATGGCTAAACTAGAGAAATTTGTAATCCACGCTCTTGCAGAAGAAATTAAAGAGTTTGAACAAGATAAACGTGCAGTAGTTGAAACAAAAGTTAAACTTGTAGCAGAAGCAAAAACTAAACTTGCTGAACTAAAAGAAGCATTTGTTAAACGCAGTGCTAAACTTGTTAAAGACACAGTAACAGAAAATCTAGGGTCAGAATTGACTCAATTAAAAGAAGACATTCAAACTGCTCGTGAGAACATGTTTGGACGTAGAATCTTTGAAGCGTTTGCTAACGAATTTGCAGGTACTCATTTAAATGAGAATGCAGAATTCAAAAAACTTTCTGACATCCTTGCTGTTAAAGAAGCAGAGATTGCAGAAAAAGCAAAACAACTCGAAGAAACAACTTCTTTAGTTGAATCTAAGGAACGTGAAATTCAAGTGATCAAGGAAAGTAGTGAACGTAAGGACACACTTAATGAATTACTTGGTACGTTAAACAAAGAGAAAGCGACAGTAATGTCAGACTTACTCGAAGGTGTGCAAACTGATAAACTCAGATCTGCATACGATAAGTATTTGCCAGCAGTTCTTAATAATTCTTCTAAAACTAAGGCCGAAAAGTCCGTTTTAGCAGAAGGTAAAGAAGTAACTGGTAACAAAGAATCTGCTAAGTCAGACGTTGAAACACCAGAAGACAACAATGTTGTCGAGTTAAAACGTTTAGCAGGGCTGAAGTAGTAACTTTTAATTAAAAGGAAAATAGAGAAATGACAACCCAACTATTAGAAGGCCGTTGGAACGAAACCAAGGACGCCCTGTTAGAAGGCTTACAAGGTTCACGTAGAACAACAATGGCTGTTATATTAGAAAACACTAAGAAACACTTGGCTGAGAACGCAACAAGTGGCGCAACAAGTAGTACTAACGTTGCTACACTTAACCGTGTTATTCTTCCAGTAATCAGACGTGTTATGCCTACTGTTATCGCTAACGAATTAGTAGGTGTTCAACCAATGACTGGACCAGTTGCACAGATTCATACACTACGTGTAAGATATGCTGAAACAAACAATGCAACAGGTACTGCAAACGACGTAACTGCTGGTGATGAAGCATTATCACCATTTAAGGTAGGCGCGGCTTACTCAGGTGACGGAACTGCTGGTTTAGCGGCTTCTACTTCAACACTTGAAGGTAACCCAGGTAAGAAAATTAACGTTCAAATCCTTAAACAAGTAGTTGAGGCTAAAACACGTAAGTTATCAGCACGTTGGACATTTGAAGCGGCACAAGACGCACAGTCTATGCACGGTTTAGATGTTGAGGCTGAAATCATGGCGGCTTTAGCACAAGAAATTACAGTTGAAATTGATCAAGAAATTCTTGCTTCATTAAGAAGTTTATCAGGTTCAACATATTCATACAACCAAAGTACAGTATCAGGTACAGCAACATTCGTTGGTGACGAACATGCGGCATTAGCGGTTACAATTAACCGTGCGGCAAACTTAATCGCTCAACGTACACGTCGCGGTGCTGGTAACTGGGCTGTTGTTTCACCTGCGGCTTTAACAGTGTTACAATCTGCAACTACTTCTGCTTTTGCACGTAGTACAGAAGGTACATTTGAAGCACCTACAAACACAAAATACGTTGGTACATTAAACGGTGCTATGCGTGTTTATGTTGACGGTTATGCAAGTGATACACAAGCAGTTTTAGTTGGTTACAAAGGTTCAAGTGAGGCTGACGCGGCCGCATTCTACTGCCCATATATTCCATTAATGAGTAGTGGTGTTGTACTTGACCCATCAACATTCGAACCAGTAGTTGGTTTCATGACAAGATATGGTTATGTAGAGTTATCAAACACTGCATCATCACTTGGTAATGCGGCTGATTACTTAGAAGAAGTTGGTGTAAGTAATCTTTCATTCCAGTAAGATATTATTGGTATTTGAAATTAAAAAGCACCCTACGGGGTGCTTTTTTTTGGTTATAACTTCTGATAACTCCTGAAGTAATAAGAGTATAAATAATAATGTTCGCTCGAAAGAGAGTTTATGCAGTACCCACTGCGTAGGCCTAGAACGCCAATTTAATCAAAGGAGAAAACAAATGGGACGTCCAATTAAAAAATTATTCATTGGTAACCGTAATTCAGACGGTTTAGGTGGTGAAGGTTTAGCATCAGTAACACTTGGTGGTACTAACAACTCAACAGGTTATACAACAGGTGACGCTTTAACAATTTCAGCACCAGACTTACCAGGTGGTACACAAGCAGTTGCTACTGTTACTGCTACAGCAGGTGTTATTGATGGGGTAGTAGTTAGTACAGCAGGTGGAGGCTATACATCAGCACCAACAATTACAGCAGACACAGGTACACAAGGTACATTAACACTCACAGGTGTATTAACAACCGGCGCAACAAACGCTATTGCTATTTCAGCATACGTACCAGGTGGTTCATCAGCAGTAGCAGGTGACATTGTTGCACAAAAAGGTTCAAAAACTTATCGTGTTACAACAGCACAAGGTACTGGCGAATGCGTATTAGTTGCCGCGGCAATACCAACCGAAGGCCAAATGAACATCACTGCCACTGACTCAGCAGGCGGTACATACTATGTTAAAAAATTAACAAACCGTACTGTAGTTGTTGTTCCAGGAACAGGTTCACAGTTTGCTGAAGATGCAAAAGTGAAATGGGCTGATTCAGCAGTTATTAACGAATCAGTAGCAATAACTAACTAATTCAGTTTAGTTTAAAGAAAGTAGCACTCTTAAAGAGTGCTATTTTTTTGAATATTATATCATCTGTTAATAGGCATAAATAATAGAAACTGGAAGAATTATATGGCAATTACAAAATTATCATCAGCGTCTTATGTGATACATCCGTTAAACGGTGATCCTATCATATTAGATGCCAACGAAGTTCGCATTCCTGGAAACCTAACAGTATCAGGAACTACAACATCTGTTGAAACAACTAACACTGAAATTTTTGATAATATCATCAGACTCAACGCTGGGCACACAGGAGCACCAACTCTTAATGCTGGGATTGAAGTTGAACGTGGTGACGAAACTGATGTACAGTTAAGATGGAATGAAACGTTTCAAAAATGGCAAATTACCAACGATGGTTCAACTTATGGTAATATTGCAACAGCGGCGGCCAGTGGTAGTTACTTAACTGATGTTGTTGATGACCTTACTCCACAACTAGGTGGCAACTTAGATGTTAATGGACAAACAATATTAGCGGCCAGTGGTAATGTTCCTATAGAAGGTAACATTCAAATTAATAACAGTTTAGGTACACCATCGGCAGTAACAAATGCTAGTATCTTGTATGCGGCAACACCAGGATCAGCAGGCAGTGGATTGTACATACAGAATTCTGCTGTAACAGCAGACGAATTAGTAACAAAATCGAAAGCAATAGTGTTTTCATTGATACTCTAGGAAATAGAAAATGGCGATTAGTAATACAGTATTAAACACCAATGATGGTAACATCTATGTTAGTTCTGGTAGCAGTGCAATTACAGCAATTTATTTGTGTAATGCTGGTGGCACAGGCACTCAAACAGTTAACATATATGCAGTTCCAAGCGGTAGTACTGCTGGAGCAACAACTTACATATATCAAAACTTATCTATAACAGACGGAGATACTTATGTTATAGACACTGAAAAATTAATTTTAGATGATGGTGACCATTTAGTTGCAAATTGTTCTGCCAATGTTTCAGTTGTAGCAACTATCAGCACTATAGGAATTTAACAATGGGTAGACATGTTAAGAATACTGAACTCAAAGCAGGAGAGTCAGCAGTACGAACACCAACAGGTTCTAATGCTGAAAGACCAACAAATCCAGTAAGTGGACAGATTAGATACAATACTTCTTTAAGCAAACTAGAGTTTTACGATAACGACTCTTGGGAGCAAGTAGGTAAAGAAGGTAGTGTTACTATTGTTAAAGATACATTCACTGGTAATGCCAGTGCTGATACATTTGGTCCAATGAGTTACAGTTACAGTAACGGTGATGAACCTCAAGTTTTAGTTTTCCTAAATACTGTTTATCAAAACCCTGGAGTAAACTATACTTTTGATGGAAGTGATGATATTACATTTACTAGTACACCACCAAACAGTGCAACAATACTAGTTTTACACAATTACGCTGGTACAGTTATTTAGGAGTAGTTAATGGCAATTGGAAGAGTCCCAGGACCGGCCTTACTAGCAAACTTAGACAGGCAAGGTACAGACTTATCGTTTACCACATTAGGTAACACGTTAGTCAAAATGGACTTCACTAACTTTAGGTTAGGTGTTGGCAATACTTCTCCAACTGAAACATTAACAGTCAACGGTAATACCATTGTTTATAATGGTACACTCACAGCAGAAAACTTTTATTTAGATGGCGGCCTCTTTGATGCAGGTGGCATGGAACTAACTAATTTAGGTGATCCAGTTAGTGGTCAAGATGCTGTTACTCTTGCTTACTTAGAATCATTTGTGTCAAGTGCAACACTTGATTACGGTAACGTAATTCCACTAGGTGAACCTGACGACAGTGATCTAGTAACCAATGGTGCTTATCTCTATTGGGATACCAACTATAATGTTACTACAGCCATTGATGATCTAAATGAAGTTGTTGAAAATATTCGTAATAACACATTTGTTAAGTCAGTTGACTTTACAGCAGATCAAACAGTAGGCGGTGCAGGACTAGTTGTTACCTTAACAATTACAGCCATTGGTAATGCTAATCGTTACACAATTAACTGGGGTGATGGAAGTACCACAACTGCAACAACAGACTCAACTCCAACGCACACATATAGTACAAATGTAGGCTCACCATTTGATGTTACTGTAACAGCGTTTAATAACTCAGGTGCAGGTACTGGTAGTACAGTTACTACAACTAAGGCAAATTATATAACAATTTATACAGCAGATCCTGTGGTATCATTTGCGGCCTATGCGGCTTCAAGTGGTGGTTCACCAATTACATATTGGGATGACGGTGATACAGTATACTTTGAAAACACAACAACAAATACATCAGGAGCCACAGTTCAGTATACTTGGGACTGGGGTGATAGCCAAGCCGATGATGTAATTTCTAGTGATGCGTCAGCAGGTGGTGTAGGTGGCGGAAGAATAGCACACACATTTGACACAGCAACAGAACAAGAACAACAATTTACAGTTACCTTGACATTAGACAGTCACTCAACAGCACAACCAAGTGCCATACCAGACAGTGACACTAACACTTATGAGGTTTATGATACACATACTCCATCATTGACAGCAAGTGGTACAACTGGCATCAATGAAGAAGGAACTTCAGGGTTACCAATAACATTTACAAACACAACAGAATCAACAATTGGTTCATACTCTACCTACGGTATACAATATATTTGGCAGTGGGGTGATGGTACCAGTAATGTAACAGTTAACACAGGCAGTGGTTCAAGTGGTGATGATGGACAGAACATCAGTCACACGTTTGCTTTATCATCATCAAATCAAGCCAATGGTGTAGCAGTTGATTATACAGGTTACTTGTACGTGACGTCTAACCATACATCGTCACCTTTCCAATCTTCCAGTTTTTCAGTGCATGTTGAACCGGACGTCCGTGCAATTATTTCAGGTACTGCTGTAACAGTCAGTGACAAAACTGGCGATAATCAGTATGACATTTACGATTATACTACATACGATGGTATCAACCTTGCTAACGTAGCAGTAACGAACACATCACAAAATGCTGATGACTATGAATATGATTGGGCAGATGGATCTACAAACGACACGGTAACAGAAGATGGATCATCTCCGGGTTCCTTAGGTGCTCCAATCTATCATGATTTTGCAGGTCAGTCAACTGGTAATTATACATTAACATTTGATGCTAATGGTACTCCAGATATCACCGCACAGACAGATCAGGACACCAGCATTACATTTACACTAAATGCTAATCCATCAGCACCAAGTGCATTAAACACATTTAGTCTAACATTAGCAGATAGTTACCAAGGTACAAGTCCAAAACTGTGTGCAGGCGCTCAAGATGAATCAGCGTCATCTCCATTGTCAGCAGGCGATGCACTAACAACTACAACAGCAAGACGTTATACAAGTGGTACCATTGATACAAACACAATTAATAATGCGTACAACGGCGCTACAGGTACCCTAACAGCGTTTATTAATGGTGCAGACTCAGGTAATAAAACATTTACAGCAACATTAAATGAAACAGGTACGTTTACCAGTTTAGTAGTTAGCCAACAAGGTGATGCACACGACACAATCAGTTCATCAACATATCCAACTGGATTCTATCAAACATTTGATGCTAAGATTACACAGGCATTGACTAGTTATGAATATGGTATTAACGATGAACGTCTAAGTCATTCTACAACAGGTGTAACTAACTATGTTTCTGTTGTTTATGATAACGTTTCTTCAGCACCTACTGTTGCTTCAGCAGGCACAGCCGTTGAGGGAACTGGTGGAACTAAACGATATGTATCAGGTATTCCATATTATAACAGTGGTAGTCCAACAGTAATACTAACAGGTGTGCAAGTTGATGATCTAACAGGACAAGCATACAGTGACGTAAGTAATCCTGTAGAAGTTGACAACGGCACTAACCAAGAAGGAACATCATCAGCAGGAACTGTAAACACAGATTACAGTTATACTGATATAGATGGTAGCGTTACAATGTTAACAGGTGGTATCCCAAATGCCAACGTTGGTGTTGCTAGTTCTTATACATTAGGTAACCTAACAGTACCTATTACATCATCAACAGTAAGAACCGTAGACAGAGTTCAAGTTAGAGCAAGAAACTGTAACGGTACAAGTAGTTACGTTGAAAACGCAACAAACATTCAAGTACATAAATCAGCACAGAGTGGCATATCAGAAATTGCTATTGCTGTAAGTGATAGTTTAGGTAACGGCACTTATACAGATGACGGATTACGTGTTACAGACTTTTTAGCAGATACAACAGACACACCAAGTTATAGTGGTGCTACAAACTTCTATACTAATGCACCTTATAGTGAATCAAGTGATCCAGGTGTTGAAGGCACAAAAGAAGCCACAGTTAGATTAGGTGTATTAAAATATGATGTAACAGATTATTCAACAGGTTACTTACCAGTAGGTCCAGACAGAAGCAGTGACACTGGTACACAATACTTTACATTTGCATTCCGTAGACAGGTTGTTGCTAACTTTGATCTAAACATTACATCATCAACAGGTGTTAGTGGTGTATGGATAGCGGCACCAGGTACTGCTATTGATTCAGCATCAACACTAAATGGTTGGTTAGATGCTTCAACAACCTATGGTGGATCAGGAGTCCCAGGTGCTGATACAGGCAATGGTGGTAATGGATCAAATGGGTGTGCATTTACATCTGGTGATAGAATTCAAACAGGCACAAGTTTATCAGGCGGGTATACAATGACCCTAGGGTCAGAGAATATGACCAATGCTACAGGTAATGTTGTTCTAGTCCGCATAGCACTTCAAAGTGGTGAAAGTGTTACTGCACTAAGCGTGGGGGTGGCTAGTTAATGGCAATTACTGATACCCAGAAGGTTGATTATCTTTGGAAGAAACTAGGTTATGGTTCCACTAAGACTGATACTAACGCTATTAAAAAGGCGCCTAACGAAGCAATAGCATCACCACTATTACTACGTGGTGACAAAATTTGGCAACAAGCAGATGATATTCCAGCAGTTCTTCCAGGTTCATCTACAGGTGTTGTCACAGTATACCCTACATCAGCACCAGATGAATGTTCAGCAGACTTAACATCAACAACCAATCGTACTTGGAAAACAGGATTAACAGATTGGATACCACCTGAACTTGGATCTACATATCAGGTTAAAGTTTATATACATACTTCAGGTGATGCCGCAGGAGCATCAGGTGGCACACAGGTATTTGCTACAGGTTCAGGTAATGATGACGAATGGTTCTTTGATTATCAATCTGGTGTGTTACACTTTATTGGTGATAACTTACCTAACGGTGTTAACTTCTCAGGAAAATCAGTTTACATATCAGGTGGCAGATACACAGGTTCGTTTGGTGTAGGTGCCGCGGCAGGTGAAGATGCTAACCTAGGTAATTTAACAGTTAGTGACACTACATTATCAACTGCCACTGATGGGGACAATATTATTATTGATCCGCAAAGTGGATTATTGATAATTGATTCAGATAGTGCTATGCAAATACCAGCAGGTACAACTGCTGAAAGACCTGGTTCACCTAGTGCTGGTTACATGCGTTTTAATACGTCAACTGGACAATTTGAAGTTTACGATGGATCAGAGTGGGACGCACCAACTGCTACAATTACATCACAATCAATAACACCAGATGGAAGTGCTAACGCATTTACATTGTCAAGTAGTACATCAACAAATCAAGTAATTGTTAGTATCAATGGTACACTACAACAACCAACAACTGCTTATGCAGTTAGTGGAAACATAATTACATTTACAGAAACACCAGAAGCCACTGATATTATTGAAGTAAGAACACTAGGCACTGCTGTTCAATCAATTAGCGAATTTAGTTTAGGTTCAACATACATTAAGATTACGGACACTAATGGACCTATCAAAATTAATGGCACGGTTGTAACTGAAAATGCCAACGTTAACGTAGCCAATGCCAGTGTAGCAACAACATTTGACACATTTGATGCAGGCACATATAGAACTGCAAAATATGTATTACAAGCAACAGATGGTACAGACTTTGAAAGTCAAGAAGTTTTAATCACACATGATGGCACAACTGCCTACCAAACTACCTATGCTGTAATTAATTCTGGAAACATACTAGGTAATGTATCTGCTACAATATCTAGTGGTGATGTACTGGTACAATACACATCAACTAACAACGATACAGACCTTCGTTTCAGCAAAAACTATCTTATTATCTAGATAGCCCTAGATAACTAATCTAACCAAAATTAAATAAATACTACTAAGAATGAAGTAAAATAGGGATAGTGAACTATTTTGACGTAGGGATAATGAACTGCACATTCTTATTTTAACGTTAAAATTTTAAGGACAAATAAAATGGCCGTAACTCGTATTAAAAATAATCAGATCACGGACTCAACCATTTTTGCTAACAACAAGGTAGCCGCAGGCTCTATCGTTGGTAGTTTGTTTGCTTCTAACTTGACAATGACCAGTGATGTTCTTATCACAGGTAACTTACAAGTTCAAGGCTCTACAAGTTATTCAACTCTAGCGTCAACTAACACATACGTCAATGACCCATTGATCGTGTTAAACAACGGTGCTACTGGCTCAAACAGCAAAGATATTGGTCTCGTGTTTGAACTAGGCGATGATACTAACCAAATGATGATTTGGGACGAAAGTGCAAGTGAATTTGCATTGGCTAGTACATCAGAAGATGGAACAACAGCAGGTGACACAACAGTAAGTGCTTATGCAGACTTACATGTTGCCGCTCTTACAGGTACTACTCTTACTGGTACTACATTAACAGATGGAACTGCTTCATTAGCAAGTGGCTCTTTAACATCAGCAGTTAATGTTACAGCAAGTGGTACTGTAACTGGTGGTACACTAACAGACGGTACTGCGTCACTTTCAAGTGGTGCATTAACTGGTGCTACAAGTGGTACATTCAGTGGTACAGTAACAGGTGGCACGTTAACAGACGGCACTGCTTCATTAGCAAGTGGCTCTTTAACATCAGCAGTTAATGTTACAGCAAGTGGTACTATAACAGGTGGTACTTTAACAGATGGAACTGCTTCTTTAGCAAGTGGCTCATTGACATCAGCCGTAAACGGTACATTTAGTGGTACTGTAACAGGAGGTACTTTAACTGATGGAACTGCTTCATTAGCAAGTGGTGCACTAACAGGTGCTACAAGTGGTACATTTAGTGGTACAGTTACTGGTGGTACTTTAACTGATGGCGCATTCAGCGTTACAAGTGGCGCTGTTACAGGTGTTACAACACTAGCAACATCAGGTGAAGCAACACTAGCAAGTGCTGTAATCAGTGATTTAACAGCAGGACGTGTTCCTTATGCTGGCACTTCAGGTGCTATCGTTGACGAAGCCGCTTTTGCATATGATGCCGCTAATGACACATTAACAATTGGTGATGTTGATGTTGACGGTGCTAACGCAACAGTTAAAACAACTGGCACTGACCAAGACTTAGTTCTTGCTCCAAGTGGCACAGGTGTTGTTGACTTCAACGGTACTAATGCTTACAACCTAGCAGATCCTGTAGATGCAACTGATGCTGTTACATTATCATATCTTGAATCAGCATTATCCAGTGATGTGTCAACAATTGGACAAGACGATAGTTATGTTCAAGTCAGTGATGACGGTATTGATCCAGGTTGGATTGACTTAACTGTTGACGGTACTGAAGTAGCAAACTTACAAGTTGGTACAGCAAGTATCTTTGCAGACTCATTAAAAGTCAGTGATGGTTCTAACGTTGCTGTTATGAACAGTGCTACATTCTATGTTGGTTCAACATCAGAATTTGACGGTGCTGTTAGTGTAGACGCAACAACAACTTCAACAAGTGATACTACTGGTGCTTTAACAGTTGCTGGTGGTGTTGGTGTTGCTGAGAACTTAAACGTTGGTGGTAATGGCGACATTACTGGCACATTAGACGTTACAGGTGCAACTAATCTTAACGACACAACAAGTTCTACAAACACAACAACAGGTGCATTGATTGTAGATGGTGGTGTTGGTATTGCTGAAAACTTAAATGTTGGTGGTGATGTAGTTGTTACTGGTGACTTAACTGTTAATGGTACAACAACAACTGTTAACTCAGCAACATTAGATGTTGCAGACTTAAACATTACTATTGCAGACGGTGCGGCAGATTCAGCCGCGGCTGATGGTGCTGGTCTTACTGTTGATGGTGCAAGTGCTACTATTTTATACACTCATGCAACAACATCATGGGACTTTAACAAACCAGTTAAAACAACCGACGCTACAGACTCAACAAGTCCAACAACAGGTGCTTTATTATCTGCTGGTGGTCTTGGTGTTGCCAAAGACGTGTTTATTGGTGGTGGTGACTTAGGTACTGACCAAACAACGTTTAACTTAATTAACACAACTGCTACAACACTTAACATTGGTGGTGCGGCAACTGCTCTTAATTTAGGTGCTTCAACAGGTAATGTTACTGTTGCTGACGGTTTGGTAATTACTGATAACACATGGGGTGTTGATGCTTACTTTACAGACGTGACTGCTAGTGCAGACATGAACACTGTAACATTAACAACAACAGGTACTACATCACTTAACTTAACTAGTGCTGTTGCTTTAAACAATACACCAATTGGTAATGCTACACCTTCAACAGGTGCATTTACAACATTATCATCAAGTGGTGAAGCAACATTTTCAAGTGCAACAGTTAGTGACTTAACTGCAGGTCGTGTTACATACGCTGGTACTAGTGGCGCATTAACTGATGAAGCAGGATTTGAGTATGACGCTGGCACTGATACACTATCAGCAGTTAACGTTACATCATCAGGTACTGTTACAGGCGGCACACTAACTGATGGAACTGCTTCTTTAGCAAGTGGCTCATTGACATCAGCCGTAAACGGTACATTTAGTGGTACTGTAACAGGAGGTACTTTAACTGATGGAACTGCTTCATTAGCAAGTGGTGCACTAACAGGT